AAACTGGTTTGTTTCTTCGGGAGTTTCGACCTTCTCCTCAACAACTACACTACTCATAATACTGACCTCCGTCTATAAAGATTGTGGAGTGGTTACACAATAACTGGGATTAGATTATTCTAATTGATCCAGTGCTAATTTGGTAGTCTCCTCTAAATTAATAATCATATTTAGAATATCTACCTGTCCTCTTCTGAGGAATAAAGTTTTTTCGTCTTCTATAGTTTGTATGTTTTCCAAAGACTGAGCCATGTCTGTTAGCTCTTTTGTAAAGATTGTCCATGCCTCTGAGGAAAACAAGTCAATTCGTTTTTCTAATACTTCTCTATCGGTTAGCATTTGCCATCCGTGCTTTGGCTAGATTAAGAATTGTTTCGGACTGTAAATGCTCCATTTCAGGAACATTTCTCATAGTTTCAGAATTAATATTTGCTGAATCAATACGAAGTTTTTCAATCTTAGCCATTTTTTCTGCGAGTGCAGCTTGACGTTCAATAAGAGCTTCTTCGGACTGCTTATCTACAACCTCACTTTGTAACTTAGCGGCATGAGCCATGTCTTTAGTTGCACTTGCCTTCATCTCTTCAATTTCCATTTGCAACTTCATAATCTCAAGCTGTTGTGCTACTTGTTGAACTTGTTGTGCTTGTGGATCAGGTTGCATCATTTGAGCAATAGCTTGTTGCATTTGATCTCTGTTCGATAAAGAGCTATTTTCAAATATAGAAAGTAGAAGCATTGCAAAAGGAGGCGTTCCCGGTTGTGTCATGGAAAGCAACTGGATCATTTGTGTCATCTCCAGTTCCTTTGCCATAATACCCATTGAGGAGTAAGCAATAAATTTAT